TAGTTGAGCCATAAGGAGTGGGAAATGAATGTACTAAGTTTGTTTGACGGAATGAGTTGCGGAAGAATCGCACTCGAAAGAGCAGGAATTAAAGTAGATAAATACTTTGCTGCTGAGATTGATAAGTACGCTATACAGATAGCTAAAAAGAACTACCCAGACACTATTCACTTGGGAAATGTCCAAGAAGTAATGTACCCTGAGTCATTTGATGGACATAAGATTGACCTGGTGATTGGTGGCTCGCCATGTCAGGGATTTAGTTATGCTGGTGCAAGACTAAACTTTGATGACCCAAGATCAAAACTATTCTTTGAATACGCTCGATTAGTTAAAGAGTGTAATCCTAAATACTTCCTACTTGAAAATGTAAGAATGAGTCAGGAAAGCCAAGATACTATTAGTGAAATACTTGGCGTAAAACCAATATCTATAAACTCCAATCTTGTATCTGCACAAAATAGATATCGTTTGTATTGGACAAATATACCTTTCTACCAGTATCCCATAGATAAGCAAATCATGATGAAAGACATCTTAGAATTTAGCCCAGAAGAGTTTACGTTAATGAGCGATAAATTCACTAATCGAAATAAAAATGCTGGGTGTCTAACTGATGGAACAAAACAAAAGGCTAGTAGCCTATCTGCTATGGAATATGTAAAAAATGGCAGACAAGGTGATTACATTTCATGTAATAGTGATGGCGTACCAACTAAAGATGGGCTGATATTAGTTGGTCATGCTGATCTAAATGGGCATGATTGTATCAAGCGTGTCTATCATCCAGATGGTAAATCAGCGACTATGAATGCTTGTACTGGTGGAAATAGAGAGCCAAAGGTAGCAATGAACGATCAAAAGTGGCGAAAACTTACACCTATAGAGTGCGAGCGTTTGCAGACAGTTCCAGATAATTACACAGAGGGAGTGTCAAAAACACAAAGATATAGAATGCTAGGCAATGGTTGGACAGTTGACGTTATCTCACATATATTTAAGAACATGGAGGCGTGATATGAACGGTAAGGGAAGTAAGCAAAGACCAACAAACAAAGCGAAGTTTGATGCAAATTACGATGCAATTTTTAACAAACCAGAGGAAAAGCCAATGACACAGCAAGAGAGAATCCATAATTATTTACTTGAACACCAATATATAACTGGTCGTGAAGCCCTGATAGATTTGGGGATTTACAGATTATCAGCTAGAATCGCAGAAATGATTCAAGATGGTATAGTTATTAACAAAAAACGTATTACTGTCAAGAATCGATTCAATGAGTCTTGCAGTGTAATGCAGTATTCATTGGGGGAGTAATTATGTTGTGCAAAGACGGTAGTACATACGAAGTTAAGCCAGAGGATGTGATAGCTTGGGAACGCGCTTACACAGAACGTGGTGTCAACGTACAGCAAGAATTGTTATCAATGGAGTCTTGGTTAGATGCTAACCCTGCTAAACGTAAAACTAAGGTAGGGATGAAGCGTTTTATAGATTCTTGGCTAAAGAGGGCTGCCGAACAGGGTGGCTCTCCTATGGTCAAAGCTAAGACCAAGAGCAGTAGAGCAATATCCATTGAAGATAAACTGGCTGACGTTAGTTGGATTGAAAACGTAGAGGCAAAAAATAGAGCGATAAATCATTTCTTAGGCAAATATGGGTATTACTTTGATGGGGAAGTAAGACATGAAAACGCGGTACATAAGGTTCAAGGGGGAACATGAAGCGTTAGTGGATGGTGATTCTTACACCTATAGGGAATTAGCCGAAACAATCGGTGCTACCTATACTTGCATAAAAGAAAGATTATATAAGAAAAAATATTGCACCATAGATGACTTGTATCCACCTTACTCGAAAAGCGGTGGACAGAAAGGGGAAAAGCGAGAAGAGACATTGCTAGAGTCAAAAGCTATGGTTATTTCACAGGTTTGGTTACAGAGGAAACTACAATGCCAGCAAGAATAAGAAAAAGATACGATGGTACGGAGAGCGAGATATTAATCAACGGGCAGTTTTACACATACAATGAGTTAGCTCAGGCAGCAGGAGTCAGTTATAAAACCATTACAAATAGATTATGCAGTAAGCCATTTGTAACAGATAGAGATTTACAGCCTCTGAATGAAAACAAGAGCAGAGACAATCTAGGAAAATCCCAGCAGTTTAGAAGCGCATTTGAAGATAGATGCGAAATCCTCATGAATACCTGGCTAAGGAAGCCATTGTGACACAAGGAGTTTATGTGAGATTCAATAATAAATTTGATGTAGAGAAGAAAGCCAAGTATCTTATAGATGACATGATGGCTTGGGACTTTTCTAGACCATTAGTTGTTAAGTTAGAGCCGTATCAAGACCCAAGAAGTCTTAGTCAGAATGCACTATCCCATATATGGTACAGGGAGATAGCGCGAGAGATGGAAAAGAAAGGTCATACGGTTGAACACGATAAGCCAGAGTTAGTATGGAAGATATGGCTAAAAAAACGATTTCTAGGGACAGATACTTACCAAATAGGTAAGCACGAAATATCCGAGCAAGTGAAGAGTAGTAGCGACTTAAAGAAAGGGGAAATGTCGCACTACTTAGATCAGGTTTATCACTGGGCTATGGATTTAGGGATTAAATTAACTATACCATTGGAGTGCGAGTACGCGGAGATAAAAAAACTACAGGAGAGTTAGACAATGCTAAACCCTGAAATACTAATACCGTTTTGTACGACTGAAAGACAGAAAGAAATAATGTCAGCCATAGCAACGAATAAGACCGTTACTGAGGCGTGTAAAAATGTTAACTGTGATAGGCGATATGCTTACAGGTTAATGAAGAAACTAGAGGAAAGGGCAGCAAGTAAGGGTGTAGCACCTCATCGCGATCTAGTTCACCAGACCGCAGAGGGATTCGATGTCAAACGGATATCGACAGCGTATAAAGGCGATGAGCCTGTTTTGCAATGGGTCATCCAAGAACCAGAGAAAAAAGACTTACGCGAAAAGATAGAGGCGATGGTCGATGGATTGCGTGATGACCTAACAGGCTTTAAACCGCCAGCAGAACCCCCCAAGATAGTAGATACTGATTACTGCGCTCAGTACCTGATAGGTGACCATCATTTCGGGATGTTAGCTGATAGTGATACTAAACTAGATGATGCTGATTGGGATGTTAAGATAGCTACCCAGGTGTTAATTGATGCCGTGAATAGATTGTCGAGTCGGGTTGGCAATGCTCATACTGGAGTTTTGGTGAACGTGGGCGATCTATTTCATGCAAATTCTGGCGATAATAAGACTACAGCAGGAACGCCAGTAGATGTGGATACACGCATTGGCAAGACATTTAAACTTGCTGGCAGACTGTTCCAGACATTAATAGACAAGATGCTAGAAATCCATCAAGAAGTTGTCGTAATTAATGTGCGTGGTAATCACGATAGCGATATGGCTTGCCACCTATCTAGTTGCTTGGAATTGCTTTATGACAGAGAGCCAAGAGTTAAGGTGCTAAAAAACTATTCTAAGTTCCTACACTGGGAATGGGAAAATAACCTGTTTGTTTACCATCATGGTGATAGAGTTAAGCATGAGCAAGTTCTCCAGGCAGTAGTGACTAACCTTGATGAAGAGTGGTCGCGCTGCAAGCATAGATATTGTCACATGGGTCACATACATCATCAGATGACTAAAGAGGTTGGAACGATGATATTTGAGCATTTTGCAAGTTTGACTGCTACAGATCAGTGGCATAGTGATTCTGGTTACGGAGCTAACAGGTCAATGACAGCTATTGTTTACCACAAGAAAAACGGTGAAGATAGTAGAGTCAAAATAACAATAGATGCACTAAACGATGAGTGATAAAAAAGACAATGTTATCAAATTTCCTAAAGGCAAAGATTACAGACTTATCCGACAATATTGCGAATGCGGTTCAGTTCTTGAGCATTGGCTTGATTCTGATGGCTCTAGCTATGGTCTGTGTACTCGGTGTCATTTGGGTGTTGGCGATGAGCTTGTTCAGACTTCCGATGACGATGGTGAGACTAGGCACTAAATGGCAAAACGTAAAAGAACAACAATCGCACAAGAAGTAGAGAAAGCTGCAAAGCTAATGCAACGACTGGTAAGGCTCAAGGCATCTGATGACCTTGGGTACTGCCAGTGTGTTACTTGCGGAAAGGTAGATCACTATAAGAATATGCAAGGAGGTCACTTTTATGGCAGACGGCATCTCATATTCAAACTATTCACCGAAAACTGCCATCCCCAATGCCCTGGATGCAATATGTATGGCATGAAGACTACCAAGATACAGGAAGCTTATCGCATATATATGGAAGATATGTACGGTGCTAGGCGTATAAGAGCGATGCAGAAGTTAGCTTGGAGGAAACCACCTAAGTTTAACAGGCAAGATGTACTCGACTTACAGAAAGAGTTTAAGGAGCAGATAAAGTATCACGAACAAAGAATAGGGGATATATAGTTTACACTTCTGTTTATTATGTGTTAGGATATATTTAAATTAATCAATGGGAGAAAACAATGTCACGTTACTTTTACGAAGACTTTATTTATGAACACGCCAACGTACTGTGTAAAGCAGATGCGTTAATGGATTTGTCTGAAGAGTTGCAAGATGAAGCAATTTACATCTGGCTAAATAGGTTTGTCAGTTGGTATCCAGATATATATCCTGCATCATTCAACGAGGGGGTGTGTAAACTAGCAACAGAGATGTTGTTCGGTAAAGCAAGAGCGCAGAGTGCCTTAGTATCTAAATTGTTCATTGCGATGGCAGAAGACTCGCCAGACACTGACAGAGATGATCTCTATATGAGCGAAGCACTTGGTTATGTTGACGATACTGTCCATCTCGGTAACTTTGCAGACGTAGTAAGAGAAGACATCATGCTATACTTAGAAAGCTCTATAGATGATGAACTATTCCAACAGTATGTAAACATACAAGCGAGGGACAAATATGAGCACTTTGAAGAGTGAATGGGAAAGGCTAAGGGATAGCTATCCACCTTTAGAAAACCCATACGACAAGGAAGAAAGAACAGCCTTTGAGAACTGGGTTGAAGATATGGGATTCGATGGTATTATTGAAATAAGCGGGAGAAAAGAAAATG